GGGGGTGAAGTAAGGGTCGGGCGCGGCCGCCGCGAGCGGGTCCTCCCGGGCGGATCGGCGCTGCTACGCCCGCGGGAACAGCCGCGGTATCCGACTGACTTACTTCAGCCTGTCCGAACGCCGGACGGGACGCCCCGCGTGGCCGCGGACGTTGGCCCACGTCGCGGCCCTCCGGCGGCCGGCGGGCAACCGGGCCACTGCAACGAGGAACGCCACACGGGGCGACGACGCGGCCGCGTCGGGGCGCGGATGAACACATGGACGCACGAACGTGCAAGGAGCGCACGATGAAGATCGAGCAATGGGACATCGGGCGGGTGATGCCCTACGAGCGGAACCCACGGCGGAACGACGACGCGGTCGAGGCGGTGGCCGCGAGCATCCGGGAGTTCGGGTTCCGCCAGCCGATCGTGGTTGATGCGGACGGCGTGGTCATCGCGGGGCACACTCGGCTAAAGGCGGCCCAGCATCTCGGGCTCGCGAAGGTGCCCGTGCACGTGGCCAAGGACCTGACGCCCGAGCAGGTGCGGGCGCTGCGCATCGCCGACAACAAGACCGGCGAGTTGGCGACGTGGGACATGGAGCTGCTGCCGCTCGAGCTGGCCGACCTGCGGAACGCGGAGTTCGACCTGTCGGTGCTCGGCTTCGATATGAGCGAGGTTGAGGCGATGCTCGCCCCGGCGGGGACCGAGGGAAAGACGCCGGCGGACGACGTGCCCGAGACGCCGGGCGACGACGACATCGTCACGCGACCCGGCGACGTCTGGGTGCTCGGTCGGCACCGGCTGCTCTGCGGCGACTCGACCAACGCCGGCGACGTCGATCGGCTCATGGACGGCGAGCTCGCGGCGCTGGTCGCGACGGACCCGCCGTACCTGGTCGACTACACCGGCGAGCGGCCCAACGGCACCGGCAAAGACTGGACGGAGAACTACCGCGAGATCGACATCGACGACGCCGAGGGGTTCTTCCGCGGCGTGTTCGAGAACGTGACGCGCGTCATCGCGCCGCACGCCGCGATCTACTGCTGGCACGCACACAAGCGGTGCGGCGTGATTCAGAAGGTCTGGGCCGAGCTCGGCATCCTCGACCATCAATCCGTTGTGTGGGTGAAGCCGACGCCGGTGTTTGGCCGCGTGTTCTGGCACTTCCGCCACGAGCCCTGCATGATGGGCTGGGTGCAGGGCTCCAAGCCCACGCACGACGGCGACCACTCGATGGAGATGAACTCCGTCTGGGAGCTGGGGTGGGAAGGCGGGGCCGGCGGCGAGAAGTCACGCGTCACCGGCAACGAGCACCCGACGCAGAAGCCGGTCGAGTTGTTTGCCCGGCCGATGCGCAAGCACACCAAGCCGGGACAGGTCTGCTACGAGCCGTTCAGCGGGTCGGGGTCGCAGCTCATCGCGGGCGAGCAGGAAGGGCGGCGCGTCCTCGCGATGGAGATCTCACCGGCGTTCGTGGATGTCGCGGTGCGCCGCTGGCAGCGGTTTACGGGTGAGATCGCGACGCGAGTCGACGCCGAGGGCGTGGTGCAATCGGGGATCGGGACGGATGTCACCGAAGCGATCGGGAGCGGGCTGTGAACGTTGGCGTGCGTCCAACGAGAAACCCCGGCCGGCGGCCGGGGAAGCGGGATCGGGTGGCCCGGGGCCGGTCAGCCGGCGTCCGCGGGCTCGGGGCCCTTCTCCCGCAGCGCGTGGTACTCGGTCATGGCGTCGAGGTAGCAGTCGGGGCTGGCCGCGTGGTTGGAGTCGCCCCGACGCTCGACGATGCCCCGCTCCGTCAGGAATGCCAGGGCGACCGCGGCCTGGGTCCAGGCGACGCGCTCCGCGCCCGCGATCTGGTTGAGCGTGCGCTGGTCGCTGTCGCGCCCGTCGAAGTGGTGCGCGACGGCCTGCAAGGTGTCGACCGAGCATCGGTGCTCATACCGGTGGCCGTCGGCGCTGATCCGTGTGCGCACGAGCGCGTTCTGGTCATCGACGCGGAAGTGTTCGATCGGATGGCTTCGGTTCATGCCTCGGCCTCCCGCTGCCTCGCGGGGTTGCCCTCGCGCCAGATGAGGCCCGGGCCCGGGTCGTACCGGCAGCTGCAGGTGTGGCACTCGACCACATCGTCCTCGACCCAGATCAGGAGGTCCATCTCCCTCTCGCCACACCAAGGGCATGCGAAGCCGGACTCAACGGGGGCACTGTCGTGCTGATCGGTCATCGTTCAAGCCCCCTTCTTCGTCTTGGGCCCAGCTTCGAAGAGCCCGCGGTCGGCCTTGCGGAAGCGGGCCGCGTCGCCCTTCTTGGCGATCTCGCGGGTCATCGCGGCGTAGATCGTGGCCTCGGGCGTCTTGCCATTGGTCTTCCAGCCGGCGGCGATCGCGCGCTCGGCGATCTGCTTCGCCTTGAGCGGCTCGCCCGCGTCGGCGAGGACCTTCGCGGCGAGGTCAAGCCCGCTCGGCTTGCGGTCCGCCTTGGCCGCGATCTTCGCGACCGGGTCTTTGCCGCCGTCCTGCTTGCGGCGCTTCGCCGCGGCCTTCGCGGGGGCGCTCGCGGCCATCGCACGCTCGCTCGGCGTCATGCCGTCGGTGCTCGCGGCCCGCTGGTCGCGCTTGGTCGCGTTCTCCTGGTCGGCCGCCGCGATGGCCTTGAGGTTGGCGTCGACGCTCGCCTTGGCGTCGGCGAGGGCCCGCTTGGTCTTGGCTGCGCCCTCAGCCCGGGCGGCGCTCGCGGACATGCGGGGCATTTTCTTGGCCGGGGCCTTCTTCGCGGGTGCCTTCTTCGGCTGCGCCTTGCGAGTCGTGGTCTTCTTGGCCGTATTCGTGGTGGCCGTCTTTTTGGTGGTGGTCTTCTTCGCCATGTCGGTACTCCTTGGGGTTCCAAAACCAGCGAAGCCCGCGACGAGCGAGCTTCAGAGGGGGCGGATCTCGATGTCCCGGTCACACGCCGGGCAGGTGGTTCGTGTTGGCGGTGCCGCCTTGCGGCCCGCTTCGTATGCCCGTTCGAGGGCGTCCTTGATGGACCAGACGGCGTGCTCGTGGAAGTCGAGGCTGTCCATCCGGCGGGACTCGAGCGTTTCGAGGTCGAGCACCTCGCGGGCGATGCAGTTGATGGCGTTGTCGCGTGCGGTGGGCATGGTCGTCTCCGTGCTGGCTTTCGTCTAGCGCGGCGGGCATTCGCCCCGCGTGTGACACATGAAGCCATGACATCGCCGGCAAGGGAAGGCGTTTCGGGCTTCATTTCTCGATGTTTCCGAGATTCTGCGGGAGGTGCGGCGTGACTCCCGAACACGCGCCTAGTTCCGGCGGCAAGCCCGGTCTGAACCCCGCCGCGCTCCGCGTCGAGGACGCCGCGAAGGTACTGTCGCGCATGGGTGGGAAGCCCGACACTGTGGACATGCTTGAAGCGGATCTCGACGCGGGCGCACCGACGAACGCGGACGGCAGCATCAATCTCGTGCACTACGCCGCATGGCTCGTGCGCGAGATGAGCGCAGGGGGTGGCCGTGCCGATTGACCCGCGGCAACTCCGTCCTGGTGAGCTGTGCCGGCTGCTGAACTCCACGCCGCTGGGCGAGGTGATCAGCGAGCGGCAGCTGCACCGGCATCGCACGCGCGCGGGGTTCCGCGTCGCGGCCGACGGGGACACGGCCCGCGTGGACCTGTTCCGGTACGTCGCGTGGCTCGCCTCCGTGCGGCACGAACGAAAGCCCGATCCGACCGAGGCCGAGGACTACGAGGCATACCGCGATCGCAAAGCCCGCGAGGCCCGGGCGATCTCGCTCTCGGGCCGTGACATCGGTGACTTGCCGGAGGTCGACGATGCCGCACGGAAGGACCGGGCTCGCGGCGACTTCCGATTCTTCTGTGAAGCGTACTTCCCGCAGACGTTCCACCTGCAGTGGTCGGCGGACCACCTGAAGGTCATCGCGAAGATCGAGCAGGCGGTGCTCGACGGTGGACTGTTCGCGATGGCGATGCCGCGCGGATCTGGTAAGACCAGCATCTGCGAGATCGCCTGCCTCTGGGCGATGCTCTTCGGGCACCGCGGCTTCGTCGCGCTGATCGGCTCCGACGAGGAGCACGCAGCGGACATGCTCGACTCGATCAAGGCCGAGCTTGAGAACAGCGACCTGCTCGCGGCCGACTTCCCCAAGGTCTGCCACCCGATCCGCTCACTGGAGGGGATCACCCAACGAGCCACCGGGCAGCTCTACCAAGGCAAGCAGACGCACATCGGGTGGACGGCGAAGGAGATCGTGCTGCCGACCATCGAGGGCTCGGCGGCGTCGGGGGCGATCATCCGGGTCGCGGGGATCACCGGTCGTATCCGCGGTATGAAATTCAAGCGGGCCGACGGACAGAGCGTTCGGCCGTCGCTCGTGCTCATCGACGACCCGCAGACCGACGAGAGCGCCCGCAGCCCGAGTCAGTGCGCGAACCGCGAGCGCGTGTTGGCCGGTGCGGTGCTCGGCCTCGCCGGTCCTGGCGAGAAGATCGCGGGGTTGATGACGGTGACGGTCGTCCGCCCCGATGACCTGGCGGACCGGTTGCTGGACCGGGAGAAGCACCCGCAGTGGCAGGGCGAGCGGACGAAGATGGTGTACGCGTTTCCCGATGACGATGCACTGTGGGCGAAGTACGCCGAGATCCGAGCGGATGGGCTGCGGAACGATCGCGGGCTGAAAGCCGCGACGGCGTTCTACAAGCGCAACCGGAAAGCGATGGATCTCGGAGCCGAGATCGCGTGGCCCGAACGGTACAACCACGACGAACTCAGCGCGATCCAGCACGCGATGAACCTGCGGCTCCAGAACGAGGCCGCGTTCTTCGCCGAGTACCAGAACGAGCCGCTGCCCGAGGTCGAGGCCGACGACGACCTGCTGACCGTGGATCAGATCGCGTCGAAGCTGAGCGGGCACACGCGCGGCCAGGTCCCGCTCGGTTGCTCGCACCTGACGATGTTCATCGATGTGCAGGGCAAAGCACTCTTCTGGCTGGTCGCGGCGTGGGAGGACGATTTCACGGGCCATGTGATCGACTACGGCACGGAGCCAGATCAGCACGCGGGATACTTCACGTTGCGGGACGTCCGCAAGACGCTCGCGATGTCAGCGCCGCGGGCCGGCGTTGAGGGCGCAATCTACGCCGGGCTCGAACGGCTGTGCGATCGGCTGCTCGGCCGAGAGTGGAAGCGCGACGACGGTGCGGCGGTGCGGATCGACCGATGCCTGATCGACGCGAACTGGGGCACATCGACCGATGTGGTCTACCAGTTCTGCCGGCAGAGCCCGCACGCCTCCCTGCTGCTGCCGAGCCACGGCCGGTACGTCGGCGCCAGCAGCATCCCGTTCAGCGACTACAAGCGGAAGCGCGGTGAGCGCATCGGTCTCAACTGGCGCGTGCCGATGGTGACCGGCAAGCGGGCGGTCCGGCATGTCGTGTTCGACACCAACTTTTGGAAGAGCTTCGTGCACGCCCGGCTGGCGGTCCCTATGGGTGACCCGGGATCGCTCGCGCTGTTCGGGCACAAGCCCGAGGCCCACCGCCTGCTCGCCGAACACCTGACCGCGGAGTACCGGGTCAAGACGGAGGGTCGCGGCCGCACGGTCGACGAATGGAAGCTCCGCGTGGCCGGGCTCGACAACCACTGGCTCGACTGCTTGGTTGGTTCCGCGGTCGCAGCGTCGATGCAGGGGGCGGTGCTCTTCGGCACAGATCTGAAGCCGACATCGAAGCCACGCGTGCGACTGTCGGAGCTGAAGCGTCAGCATTCCTGAACTTCCGCGCGACTACGTCCGCCACTTCTTCGACCAACCGCGTAGTCGGTAGGTGATGGCCCGCTCCATCGATGGAGCGTGCGACAAATTTTCGACCTCGCGCAGATATAGACACCGTGGCAGACACCGATTCCAACACACCCGATCTCGATGACGCGATCGCCGAGAACGCCGCCGGGCCGGCCAAGGCCATGGTGGATGGGCAGTCGGTCGAGCAGCATTCGCTGAAGGACCAGATCGAGGCCGACCGGTACCTCGCGAGCAAGCGGGCGAGCCGTGGCCGTGGCCTTGGTGTTCGGCTCGTCAAGCTGACGCCGCCCGGGACAGTTGACGGTCTGGGCAATGACGGGGGTGCGGCCTGATGCTGGGCGGTCTCCTCGGTAAATCGAAGCGGGCCTCAAAGGCCGTAGCGACCACGACGCGGGCCGTGCGGGCAAGGTTCGACTCGGCCCAGACGACCCCGGACAACCGGCGTCATTGGGCCGCGGCCGACGGGCTGGCGCCCAACGCCGCGGTCAGCCCCGAGGTCCGCCGGGTGCTCCGCAACCGCGCCCGCTACGAAGTCGCCAACAACAGCTACGCCAAGGGCATCGTGCTGACGCTCGCCAACGACACGGTGGGCACGGGGCCGCGGCTCCAGATGCTGACCGACGACCCGAAGGCCAACGCCCGCGTCGAGGATGCGTTCAGCGAGTGGGCCGCCGCGGTCGACCTCGCCGGCCTGCTCCGCACGATGCGGATGACGCGGGCGGAGTCGGGCGAGTGCTTCTGCATGCTGACCAGCGGCCCGGGCATCGACCACGCGGTGAAGCTTGATCCGCGTCTACTCGAGCCGGACCAGATCACGAGCCCGCTGCTGCGGACGAGCCGCGCGGGTGCCGAGAGCGTCGACGGTGTTGTGCTCGATCAGGCCGGGCATCCGTCGGCGTACTACGTGTTGCGTCGGCATCCGGGCGATACGGCCTCTTGGACGCGCGGGCGGAATGGCCCGTTCGAGTTCGACACGGTGCCTGCCCGATCCATGATCCATTACTTCCGGGCTGATCGTCCCGGCCAGCGGCGCGGGATCCCCGACATCACGCCGGCGCTGCCCCTGTTCGCGCAGCTGCGCCGGTACACGCTTGCGGTGATCGCCGCGGCCGAGACCGCCGCCGACTTCGCGGCCGTGCTCTACACGGATGCGCCGGCCAACGGCGAGGCCGACCCGCTCGAGCCCATGGACATGGTGGGCCTCGAGAAGCGGCTCGCGACGGTACTGCCCGGCGGCTGGAAGCTCGGGCAGATCCACGCGGAGCAGCCGGCGACGACGTACGCGGAGTTCAAGCGGGAGATCCTCAACGAGATCGCCCGGTGCCTGAGCATGCCGTTCAACGTCGCCGCGGGGAACAGCTCGGGGTACAACTACGCCTCGGGCCGGCTCGACCATCAGACATACTTCAAGAGCATCCGCGTTGAACAGCACCAGATGCAGGTGTCGGTGCTCGACCGGATCCTCGCGGCGTGGTTGGCCGAGGCTGCGCTGGTCGAGGGCCTGCTCCCGCAGGCGCTGCGAGCCCGCAACGCGAGCACACCACACGCATGGTTCTGGGACGGCGTCGAGCACGTCGATCCGGCCAAGGAAGCGAACGCGCAGGCGACACGCCTCGCCAACCACACAACGACGCTCGCCGCCGAGTACGCGCGGCAGGGCCGGGACTGGGAAGACGAGCTTCGTCAGCGCGCCAAGGAAGCGGCGCTGATGCGCGAGCTCGGGCTCGACGCAGCGGACGCTGCGTCCGGCACACCGCCCACACCAACAGACGACACCGAAGAGCAGGACGCGCTCGACGAGAGCCGCAAGGAGGCCGCATGATCGCCGTGAACCCCAACTCGTATCCCACGTTCATCGCCGCCGCGGCGGACGACGCACTCCGCGACGACCAGAAGTCCGTGGCGCTGACAGCCCGGGCCGAGATCGACCTGTCGGCGGCGGCCGAAGCAGACCAGACTGAGCCGCTGCCGCGGTTCCGCATGGTGGCGTACACCGGCGAGGCGATGCGCCTCGCGGGCTGGCGGCACCCGGTCGTCATCGACCTCGCGGGGCTGTCCGTGCCCTCGCAGAACCGACCCATCCGCTTCGGGCACGACGCACAGGCCGGCGTCGGTCACACCGACGCGATCGGTGTGGACGGCGGACAACTGGTCGCGTCCGGCGTGATCAGCCGCGACACGGCCGCGGCTAAGGAGGTCGTGGCATCGAGCCGGAACGGTTTCCCATGGCAGGCCTCCGTCGGCGCGTCGGTGGACGAGTTCGAGTTCATCCGCCCGAACCAGAGCGTCACCGTGAACGGCCGCGAGTTCACCGGACCGGTGAACGTGGTGCGGCGTTCGACGCTCGGCGAGATCAGCTTCGTCGACCTCGGCGCCGACGGTCGGACCAGCGCGACCATCGCGGCGTCGGCGGGTCCGGAACCCACCAGTGATGATCAGTCTCAGACCGATCCCGACACCGGCGGCGGCCGGGACCCAAGCCGAGATGTGGTTGCTGAGATGCGGGCCGAAGCCGCGGCGGAGACCGAGCGCATCAGTGCAGTCCGCCGCATCTGCGCCGGCGAGCACCGCGACCTCGAAGCCCGCGCGATCCGTGAGGGCTGGGACGCGACGCGCTGCGAGCTCGAGGTGCTCCGGGCGAGCCGCCCGAAGGCGCCGGCGGCGCATGTGCCGACCAACCTCGTGACCGACGGGGTGCTCCAGGCCGCGTGCATGCTCAGCGGCCGGATCCATCAGCCCGAGCGGTTCTGCGAGGAGCAGGACCTCGACGCGGCGAGCAAGCGGTTCGGTCAGACGCTCGGTCTCCAGGAACTGCTGCTCGAAGCGGCATGGGCCAACGGGTACTCAGGGCGGACGTTCCGGGACTGGTCGGCGGTTATGGACGCGGCGTTCGGACGCGGCATCGAGGCCGCCGGCTCGACCGTGAGCATCGGCGGGATCCTCTCCAACGTCGCCAACAAGTTCCTCCTCGACGGGTTCAACAGCGTGGAGCGCACCTGGCGAAACATCGCCGCGCTCCGCAGCGTCACCGACTTCAAGACCGTCACCAGCTACCGGCTCACCGGCAACGACCAGTACGAGCGCGTCTCGCCCGGCGGCGAGATCAAGCACGGCACGCTCGGCGAGGAGACGTACACCAACAAGGCCGATACCTACGCCTTGATGCTGGCGATAGACCGCACCGACATCATCAACGACGACCTCGGCGCGATCACGACCGTGCCCCGCAAGCTCGGGGCGGGGTCGGGCAAGACGATCAACGACATCTTCTGGAAGACCTTCCTCGCCAACTCGGCGTTCTTCGCGGCGGGCAACAACAACTTCATCTCGGGTGCCGACACGGCCCTCGGCATCGATGGGCTGACCAAGGCCGAGGTCACCTTCATGGATCAGGTCGACTCGGACGGCAAGCCGCTCGGCGTCATGCCCGCGATCTTGCTGGTGCCGACCTCGCTCTCGGCGGTAGGCAGCCAGCTCTTCAAGAGCATGGAGCTGCGCGATAACGGCTCGAGCGCGAAGTACCCCGTGAGCAATCCGCACCAGGGCAAGTTCCGCGTCGAAGTCAGCCGGTACCTCTCGAACGCGGCGTACACGGGCAACTCGTCGAAGGCGTGGTACCTGCTTGCCGGGGCCGAGGACCTGCCGGTGATCGAGGTCGCGTTCCTGAACGGGCAGGAGGCCCCGACGATCGAGACCGCCGAGCAGAGCTTCAACCGGCTCGGGATCCAAATGCGCGGGTACCACGACTTCGGCGTCGCTCTTCAAGATCCCCGTGGCGGCGTCAAGGCGAAGGGTGAGGCATGAGTCAGTTCGGCGGCGGGAAGTCGCCGGGCGATGGGGTGAACGAATCACCCGGCGGCGACATCGGCGACGGGTTCCTCGACACCCGGTTCGACACGTTTCAGACAGACACGACGGACAGCACAGACAGCGACGGACCAGAAGGAGACGGCATGGCAACGTTTATTCAGGATGGAGACGCAGTTGACTACAGCCCTTCGGCGGATGTGGCGGCTGGCGAGGTGGTGGTGCAGGGCGACCTGGTCGGCGTGGCGAAGACGCCCATCGCGACCGGCACGCTCGGCTCGCTCGCGACACGCGGCGTGTTCGACTTTGCCAAGGCCGCCGGCGGCGCGATCTCGGCCGGGGCGGTCCTGTACTGGGACAGCACCAACGGCGTCGCGACGACCACGGCCAGCGGGAACAAGCGGATCGGGAAAGCCGTGGCTGCTGCGGCGGCCGCGGCCAACACGGTGCGTGGGCTTCTCGCGCCCTGACGTTGATGACGAACCGGAGGACGGACCGTGGCGGACCTGCTGACCAGAGGCTCGGAGTTGATCGATCGCACGCGGCGGGCGCACCTGTCACGCACGGTGGTCTACCGCCGCGGCGCGGACAGTGTGGAGATCGAAGCCACGGTCGGCTCGACGGCGTTCGACCGCACCGATGAGTACGGCGTCATCCACCGGATCGAGTCGCGGGACTACCTCGTCTCCGCGGCGGATCTTGTGCTCGCCGGCCAGGCGGTCACGCCCAAGGCGGGCGACCGCATCACGGAGACCGGCGACACCCGCGTGCACGAGTACGAGGTCATGTCGCCGGGCGATGAACCGGCGTGGCTGTACAGCGACCCGCAGCGACGCACGCTTCGGATCCACACCAAGTTCGTTCGGACGGGAGCGGCGTGAGCAACGGAAGCAGCACCAACTCAATGAATGGCAACGGCAATGGGCGCGTCCGGTGGGCGGGCTTCGCGCTGACCGGCGGGCTCGCCGTCGCGGCGCTCATCGTCCAGTGGGGCGTGGTCACGACCAAGCTCGACCAGGTCGAGAAGCGGCTCGACGAGTTCATCGCCGAGGCGAGCCAGCTCCGCAGCGAGTACCGCGACATGGAACGCCGCGTGGCGTTCCTCGAGGGGCGCGAGAGCGTCTCGGCGCATCCGGAAAGGACCGACCCATGAGTGTGATCGTGGAGATCGCGGACGCCGTGGCATCAGCGATCAACGAGGGGACCTACGCGGAGGCTGTGAACGCCCAGCGGGCGTACCGGCCGTCGTTCGACCTCGAAGAGCTCGGCGAATTGAAGGTGACGGTGGTCCCGCGGTCGGTGAACACCGCGAACCTCGCCCGCCAGCAGAGCCAGGTCGACTGCACGGTGGATGTCGGGCTCCAGCAGCGCGTGGACGCGGGCGATGACGCCCGGCTCGATGCGCTGCTCGACCTCGCCGAGGAAATCGGCGACCAGCTGCGGCACAGGCGGCTGGCGGGCTACCCGCAGGCGGCGTGGCTCAGCATCGAGCACGAGCCCGTCGTCGCGGCCGAGCACCTCGACGAGCGGTCGACGCTGACGACGGTGATGAGCGTGACCTACAGGGTCAGGAGGTAACCGATGGCGATCCGACTCGGCATGGAGGCCGTGCTCAACTACAAGACCGGCGGCCAGGACGGGGCCGGTTCGTGGGTCGAGCTGGCGAACGTCCGCGACGTGACGCTCTCGCTCGAAGCAGGCGAGGCGGACGTCACGACGCGGGCCAACAGCGGCTGGCGGGCGGTGGTGGCGACGCTCAAGGAAGCGAGCGTCGAGTTCGAGATGGTGTGGGACACGGCCGACGCCGGCTTCGGCGCAGTGAAGGACGCCTATCTCAACAACGCGCCGATCGGCATGCAGATCCTCGACGGGTCGAGCAGCGGCGCGGGCGAGGGGCTCCAGGCCGACTTCATGATCACGAGCTTCAGCCGATCCGAGTCGCTGG